AAACCGTGCGAGGGATAGTGCTGTTAATCGGGTGCCTGCTCCTGCTCCTCAGCGCACACGTGGCGGAGGCCGCATACCTGCCGGCCCCGGCCGGCGTTGAGGCTATCGGTGGGGATGGGCAGGTAACCGTGCGCTGGCACTACGGCACAGCTGACCAGTGGCCTGACCTCGCGGCTTTTAGGATATACCGGTCCGTTGATAACGGGGCCTCGTTCTGCCTGTATGACACCCTGACGTGGACGGGCCCATATCAGCCGGAATACGTCGACACCCAGCCGTCTCGTGGCCCCTACGTGAATGTGTATTACGTGACGGCCGTGGCGACGGACGGTGAGGAGTCGGCGGCGTCGAACTGGGCCGCGGCCACTCCTACGTCTGGAGGCGTATACAACCCTCCATGCACAGGCGGCCCAGGCGGAGGCGACGACGGAGGAGACGGCGGGGGTGGAGACCCGGGCAGCGGTGGCGGCCCTGGTGGTAACGACCCGGGCGGCCCGGGCGGGGGAGACCCGGGTAGCGGGGACGACCCGGGAGGGGGGGCGACCTGCGACCAGTGCACAGTGCTGGAGGCGATACGCCAGGCGCTCCGAGACCTCGACGCGGGGTTGATAGACGTGGAGGACGCCCTATGGGTTGTGTGGTCAGCTGTGACCGGCGTCCGCGAGGCCGTGAACGACCTGAACGACTACCTGCGCTATCCAACTGCACCCCTACCAACCCCGCCGGCAGTGCCAATCGGCCCAGGCTATTCACCGCCGCCGGCCCCTGACCTGACCCCGGTCATGCCGCAGCTGGGGCAGAGGACCGGCCGGCCGGCACCCACGGTGCCCACGCTGTATGTCCCGCCGGACATCCCCGCGCCGCCGGCGCTGCCTGACGTGCAATCACCCGTCGTGTCTCTCTGGGGGTTGCCGATAGAGGAGGCCTTGGAGCCTGACGAGCCGACAGCACCGGAACCGGCTCATACATCACAGGGACCGTTAGCCCCTGTAGAGCCTGCACGTCCTGCCGTACCGGTGACTCCGCGTGGTCCGGTGCAACCTGAGCCTGTCGTGACTGCGCGTCCTCCACTCACTCCCGCGGCTCCGCTCGCCGCATCGGTGCCACTATCTCCAGACACTCCTCGTGATCGACAAACACCGCTGCGGCCGAGTGAACCCCTACAACCTCATTCACCATCGCGGCCGGCTGGACCGTAGTACATGACACGTACCCCGGGGGGGGGTCACAGTTGAGGCGTTGGTTCACAGTAGCGGTAATCGCGTTCGGAATCCTGATTGGGCCCGTGATTCTGGAGCCCGGGGAGGCGCTGGCCTACGTAGGGCCCTCCATGAAGGTGATCAGTAACAGTCCAGGTTTTACAGGCTATCAGAACAGGGATCTAAACTACGCAGTAGATGATAGCCCTAGCACGTGTGCGACCATCGGCACATACGAAGCAGAGGCGGCATGGCAGTTTGCGGATGACCAGCCACGATGGGTGACGGGAGTACAGCTGACGATTCAAAAATCAAACGTTCAAAGCGCGCAGGTCTTCGGGCCAGACGGCACCTTTGAGGTAGCGGACAAGTACCCCGAACCGCGGCTCATGCTCGGGTTTCGGATCCAGAACGGGAATTCCGGGTTCATCACGAGCTTGTGCGATGTGCAGATCACATTTGCGAGCGTAGAGCCTCCTGGGTCTCCGCAAAACCTCCGCGTGCTCGAACTGGAACATGACCGTGTGGCCGTAGCCTGGGATGCGCCGGCGGACGGTGGAACGGCGTCGGGCTACCGAGTGTATCGAGACGGAGAGCAGATAGCGGAAACCACGGCCACGCAGTACGTGGACGAGACTGTACACGTCGGGGCCCAGTACGTGTACGAGGTGGCGGCATTCAACACCTATGGCGAATCGGAGCGCGCTGGCCCCCTGGCCGTGACAGTCCCCGTACCGGAGCCGCCGGGGACCGTGCTCAACCTGCGGCCGGTGACGGTTGATGCCGGCGGCGTCACCCTGGCCTGGGAGCCGCCGGCGGCCGGAGGTCCGGTCACGCAATACCAGGTGCTCCGAGACGGACAGCTGATTGCTGAAACGGGGGACACCACGTACACCGATGAACTTGTAGAACCTCTGGCTCAGTACATGTACGCTGTCCAGGCCGTAGGTCCCGGCGGGACTGGACCGGCCGAGACGGTAGCCGTCTCCGTGCCTGAGCTCCCGACGGAGCCCCCGGGGGCTGTGCAATCCCTCCGTGCTCGTGTGGGGGCACGCACCGTGGAACTGGTGTGGTCCCGGCCAGAGACGGGCGGCCGGCCGCGAGAGTACCGCGTTTACCGGGACGATTCGCTGTTGGGAACTACACCTGAAACCTCCTGGCGGGATACCACCGTGGAGCCGGAGTCAGAGTACGTGTACGCTGTTGTGCCTGTGAATGAGGTCGGACCAGGAGAGACCACAACGCTGGTGGTGCGCACCCCATCCGCCGGCCTGCTGGACGGCGCCGGCCCGGGTGTCTCCGGTCTCGGTCCGCAGGTTGGTGCAGGCCTGGGTATGCTGCTCCCGCCGTTCCTGGTTGCCGCCGGTCTCCTGCTGGCCCGGCTGATCGTGGACAGGGGGATGGGCTGGCTCGGGGGGTGGAGGCGTGTATAGCACCGTCGCATTCTACGCCGGCGTTATCGAGAGCCTGGAGCCTGCGCTCGCTCTCCTGCTGGGCGTGCTACTGGCCGGACGCGTGGCGATAGCCGGCGTCCGGCTAGTAGCACGGGCATTTGGTAGGTGATCCCCAATGTGGCAGTGGTTGTCCGAGATGTGGAGGAGAGGCCTCGAATGGGTGGGGCAGGCGTTCGACTCCGCAACCAACGCTATCATCAGCGCGTTGCAGTCGTTCGGCGGGTGGCTATCCCGCACATTCGGGGATTGGTTCACCGCACTGACGGGATTCCTCAGTGCCATTCTGCGGCCGTTCCTCGACCTCGTAGGAGGCCTGTTTTACCTCCTGCAAAACATCGTGGATGTGATCATCCTGCTCGTGCAGGTGCTCCTGCTGGTCATACAGGTTCTCCTGGCGACGGTCGGAGGGCTGTTCCGCTCGCTCGCCGCGCTGGCCGCGTTCGACCCCGCGTCGGTGCAGGTGTCGGCCAACCCGTACAGCCCGGGCACGGAACTCATCCTGGGACAGTGGCAGGCCGCCGGCGGTGACGTAGTGGCCTCCGTCCTGTCCTGGGCGGTCTGGCTGGCCCTGGCGTACGCCGTGTTGCGGCTGTTCGCTCGCACCAGGGAAGCGTGAATGCAGTCAGTACTCGAGGCCTCGCGCCTGGTCTCAGCTAGTCGATATGCAGTGAGTTGTGGGGGTGATCCCGGTGCTGTACGACCTGACAGACTGGATCATCGGCCCTCTGCGTGATCTACTGTCACAGGCCGTGGCGTGGCTGTCCTCGCTGTCGCTGGTGGCCGCGCGGGGGATCGACCCGGCACGGTATCTGGGGCAGCTGGCCTGGCTAGGTCCAGCCTGGCTGGGGCTGGTGAAACACGCCCTGCTGTGCGTGGTACTGTACGTCACCCTGCTGGCTGTACGCTCGGCCTGGCAGGTGTACCAGGACGTAAAACAGAGTGTCAAATGGTGGTGATTGCACCACGCAGGGGCCGACAGGCCCCTGCGGCCGTCTCGTGCGCCGTGGCAGGATACGGGAGGGCATTCGGCGTACCTCAATACCTGTAGTCCACCTGATAGCACGCAGGAGTATAACGGGAGGGTAGCCGCATGCTAGGTGATAAACGAGCTAGTGATGAGCTCCTGCTCGTCACAGACCACGTGCTGGAGACGCACCCTGTAACCAGTGTCACGGCGGAAGCGATTGAGGCAGGCGGAATGGCTCTGCCGCGGGATACGCTCCGTGAACTCGTGCGGCCGGGAGGGGGCCGGGTTTGGATAGCGCACGCAGACCTGCCGGCCAGGATCGCCGCAGAACAGGTCTACCGCCTGCGCCACTCATCCATCCTGCAATCCCTGTTCAGTGACGACTCACCCAGCGTGTCACGTGTTCCGTGGCAGGTGTGGGGCATCGTGGCCCTGTGCCTCGCATTCCTCGGGCTGGCGGCCCTGCGTTAGGAGGGAGGGAGCACCGCGATGGCTACCTATGGGGGGTCTGTAGACGACGCCATCAGCCGGGATATGTGGCCGACGGGGGAGCCGGCCGGCATCCTGGGAGTCTCTGGCCCGTATAGCGGGGCTGAGACCCTGCGGGGGACTCGGGAGGCGCTGGAGGTAATCGAGCGACACCTGCACCCTCTCACGACTCGGCAACTGGCGGCTCTCGTGTTCCTGAAACAGGAGGGCGGCCCGTTTGGGGAGATTGCCGACCTGTACCTAGAGCACTCCACTAGGCGGGGTGCTGTTTCCGGCCTCCTGGATGCTCTCGCCGCGCTGAGCCTCGTGCGGTCGTTCCGCGGCGTGTCCGTAATGCGCGGGACGCAGGCGGGGGTGAGGCCTCGGTGATCCTGGGCTACACAGGCACTCTGGGCGGAGGTAAAACGCTGTGCGCCGTGCGGGACGCATGGGTGTACTCCCTAGAGGCGGGGGGCGCCCCTGTGTGGGGAAATCTCACGCTACACGCAGGCGGATGGGCTCAGCACCGTCTCGTGAATCCCGCGTTCAAACTGGGCCGTGTCTCCGCCCCTGACGACATCGTGCGCATGGTGGCGGAGGGGGGCGGCATCCTGATTCTGGACGAGGTTCACCAGGATCTCGACGCTCGCCAGTCGCTGGCGACCCAAAACATCCTCCTCTCCAGGTTTCTCATGTTCATGCGCAAGTCCGGCATCACCGTACTCTACACGGCTCAGGATGCGGCCATGATCGACAAACGGATGCGTGCGGTGACGGACATTATCACCTGGTGCGAGGGATGGGGCCCGCGGGAGAACCGTACTCACCGGTTTACACGGATTCACTACAGATCAGGCCGGCAGGTGCGCGTGGACGTGCTCACATCGGACCAGCTACAGCAGGTGTACCCTCTGTACGACACACTCGAGTTTGTGCGACAGCTGGAGTTCCCGTCTCGGCTGGCGGAATTTGAGGCGTTCATGGTGGCGATAGAGGAGGCGTCGAAATTTGCACGATCATACGATGGAGCGCCCGATCGAGCCTGGGCGGCTTTTATGGCTCAATCCGGGTATTCCCCGCGTGGCTCTCGTGCGGGCCGCTCGGCGGTGGCATCAGGTAACTCTCTACGAGTACGTACGCGACGCGGTGCGGGCAATCGGGGGGGATCTAATCCCGTCGTCGGAACTGAACTGGAGGCAACGCATGAAAACGGCGGGGTCCATCATGATCGGACGGAGAGCGTACCATCTAATCCCGCCTGGATGGGATGAGCAGGGCGGCCGGCGCGGAGGTGCACAGTGATGCAGGGTTCCGTAGTGTTCGTTTACTGGTTCGTCGCCGGCCTGGGCCTGGTCCTTGGTGGCGGCCTCGGCCTGCTGCCCTGGCTGTGGGTCTATCGCCGGTCGATGCGGCGGTGACTGCGCCAGACTCAGCTGCGCGCCGGCGAGCCAGGCCGCATACTGACTGCAGTACCTGTTGACTGCGGGTGAGGCGGACGCGACACTGAGAGAGATACCTAGTGGCTATCTACAGGGTAGCTCACGAGAGGAGGGGTGATACGTGGTAGCCCAGCGTACCCAGCGGAGCGTTCGACTCACCGTGCACCAGGATACTCTATGGCGGAAACTACTGATCGAGGATCAACGGTGGCCCACCACGTTGTCGGTAGCCGACCGTCTGGCGTGGATTCTGGAATGGTGGGGCCGGGCAGAAAATGCCAGGTTCCCCCGCGTCGAGGAGCCCCCTCGATGACGGCGCGAGCGATGGACCAGGTGGGAATCTGAACCGAGAAAATGACTGCATCTATATTGCACTGCCGGGCCCGTTCTGCTACCATGTGGGTATCCGCTAGACTACTGATAGCCATATGGTAGCGGGAGGTGCCGGACATGGCGACTAGAACGGCAGGCGGGCGGGTCGGGCGGACGATCTATATGGACGAGCAGTCGTGGGCTGCTCTGTCCTCGCTGCAGATTCCCGGCGTGCGAAGGCGGAGCGATAGCGCGCGCCTCGAGGCGCTCGTGGAGCAGTGGCCGCAGCTGCTGGACCAGCTGGAGAGGGAACGTGACGAGAACCGGCGGCTGCGGGCGCAGCTGAAACGGGTGCAGGAGCTGGGGTTCCAGATAGCCATGGCGGAGAGGCAGATCCAGTCTGCGCTGCAGACAGTGATAGAGCGCATCCAGCCCGTGCGGGACCTGGTCAACGATGCGCTGACGGGCCGGGAAAGGAGCGGATAGGCATGACCTGGGGCGTGAGAGGAGGCGGACCCGTGATCGAGCCGGGAGCCTGCAAGGATTCAGTACAGATCCTCTACCGGGACGAATTCCGCAGACTGGAGCGAGAGGCCGGATACCTGCACCTGTCTAACGCCGTGGTGTTGGGTATGCCCTGGCTCAGTGACGGTGCCCTGCGGACCTACTGCCGGCTGCTGTCGCTCGATTGGGCCAGCCAGCAGCAGGTATGGTGGTCCAAACGGCGGTTAGCCCTCCTCTGCGACCTGCCGGTGAGGACTTTGCAGGACCACATCGCAGAGTTGGTGCATTTCGGCCTACTGACGCGAGAGGAACGCCCCAATGATACATCGATCCTCTACATCGAGGAGATCCCGGAATGTGCCTACCGGCTGGCGATCTATAAGCGCAACGTGATCCGCGCTAAGGAACGCTCTATATGGCCTTCGCACGATTCGGGGGGGTTTCTGGCCGACTTCATCGAGTGGGCCCGGCGTACGGGGCAGGACCGGGTGTACGCACAGGCGCTCCGGTATCAGGGTCTCGCGCAACAATGGCGGGCGCGCCGGCGACGGGCCGCGGCGTCAGCTGATTGAACGGAGAGAGGGGGGTGGCTATGGCGGTAGTTGTGGTACTCATGCAGGATCGGCTGGATGCTGACGTGGCAGTCTGCCGGGTACTCTCCGCGGACGGAACGGTATTGGAGGAATGCCGAGTCGAGGTTGAGGAGGCCGGACGGGGGCAGGGCGCATTCTGGTATTGGGATGGATGGTGCCGCGCATGGGCCGCAGACACGGGTGACCGTCTGTCCTCGTGGGTGCGGTTCGTCGGAGGACAGCTGTATCAGGCAGGCGGCACAGTACGAATGGGTGTCACTGACTGAGGGAGGGGGTCGGATGGTGATCACCAGGATACGGCGAATTGGCGGTCGGACGGTGCCATGGAGGGGGCAGACGTGTTCCCGTTGTATGGATCGTCGCCGCGTGATGCCGGTGGCCATGATAGTGCGGCGATGGAGAGACAACCTGATCTCGGTGCGGTGCGAGAGATGCGACGGGTTTGGCCTGGTGCCACCTCAGGGTGAGTACGAGGATTGGGAGCCGTGCGAGGATTGCGAGGGATATGGAGACCACTGGTATGTGGAACCACTAGCTGACGGATGGATGAAACTACCGGTTCGGATAGTAACGAGAAACAGACGTGCGAGCCCGGGGTAACCCGGGCTCTTTTGCGAGTGTTTGCATCCGATACCTATGCGGATTTTCGCCTAGCCCCTATGCGGATTTTCGCATAGCCCCTATGCGATTTTTCGCATACCCCCCTATGCGATTTTTCGCATACAAAGGAATACAAGTGATAAGCACTACAAACAAGGAGGACAAAAAAGCATCGCGCCGGACGCCGCTTCATCCGAGAGGAGGAGTAACGACACATCACACCTTGCGAGGGGAGCTTCAGCTAATTCGGGGAGCAAATAGACGCATCCATGAAGAACAGGGACAGACAGAACGCACCAGGAGCCGTCAGGACGCCCGTTTTGCGCGTGCCGAATGGTGTGATACCTGCACCATCCAAAAACGGCGCAGACGCCCGTCTAGACGGTTTAGCGACGATATGACTGCACTAGGACCAGCTGCACGCCGGCGCGCCAGGCCTCTACGTGACTGCACAACCAGCGCAGCGTTGCATCGTTGACGTAGAACTACGTTCCTGCTAATAGCACACCATGCTAATAGCCGGAACTGTCACAATAGCCGGAAAACTAGTTGACCATCATGTCTCAGTATGACATAGTTTAGTTGAACACCTGCGAGGGGGTGGCCGACGTGGAGGACCTGGTGCCCATCTCCACCCCCACAGGAGAGCAGACCGGGGACGGGGACGCGGTGGCCCCATCCGTCACGATCGAATGGCCGCCGGGAATCCTGGACCAGCAATACGAGCTGGTGATTCTACCATCCGGTGCTACGGTCCGCGTGGACTACCACGTGACCTATGGCGACCTGCTGGTGGCCTCCGTGGTTATCCTGCTCCTGGTCGTGGAGGTCGGGCACATCCTGTTCGACCGAATACGGGGGGTGCTGTAGATGGACCCGGCAGCTATCTGGCGGGACTACGCGTATCTGGTTGCCGGCCCCCTGGTACTGGGAACTGTGCTCCTGGTCATCGCCAGCCTCGTGCGTGCGACTGTCGGATGGTGGCTCGAATGAACGCGTTCCCTGAATTCGTGTACTGGGTACTGTCGCACGGCACGATTCGGGGAATCGTATTCGGCGGCCTCCTATTGGCGTTCGTACTGCCGGCTCTGCTAGACCTGCTGGACTGGCGCAGGGGGTGACAACTCATGAGTTTCGACCCTGGCGTGGACGCCATTTTGCAAAACGCGACGAATTTTTTCGCGTCGGCTTTTCCCATCGTCCAGATCGTGATAGGCGTGGCAATTGGCGGTTTTGTCATTGCCACCCTCGTCAACGTGATCCGAGGCCGTAACACATAGGGTTCACCGGTGCGACAGCACCGAACCAATACATCCAGTGAGGGGGATTTGCACCATGACTGAGCCCATTCTCAGCGGAGTGACGGTTGACCTCAGCGGTCTGGCACCGAACGTCTCGGCCGGCATCGAGGTTTTTCTGCCCTATTTCCTCATCGCCGCCGGCATCGCTGTCGCGACCATCGTTCTGACGCGGGGTCTCGCGTTCCTGCGCATGGCTGGCGGCCGGCGGTAATGCCGGTCGCCGGCCCCGGCCCCGGCCACGGCCGGAGGGGGTGAGTCGGTGACGTTCGACCTGGACGCTGGCATCCTCATGGACAGTCTCGCCGCGTCCCTGGCCTCCCTGCAACCGTACATCCACGTTCTACTAGGGCTGGTACTGGCCGCCGGCATCCTCTCCCGAGGACTGGGGATGATCAAATGGGGCGGCCGGTAGACGTGTTCGGCGGGTGGACGTTTGGCGATACCCTCCCGGACCTGTGGGCGTATGCTCAGCAGGCATACGATGCACTGGCTCCGCTGGCCTGGGTGGTCGGCGGAATCCTAGTGGGATCAATCGTCATAGGAACCATCATCAACGTCGTGAGGGCGGCCGTGGGGCATGCGGACGAATAATTCTGCCCCCGGCCGCCCGTATCCGCAACAGGGGGCGG